GCTCTAATAGGGTTTTCTTCATATAATTTATCAATTATAGATTGGACTCTGGCTTCACTTATATTAGGAGCAATAAACTCTCCTTCCATTAAAGCGTTTACTCGTTTTTTGTTTTTTAATCTTATTCCCACTCTATCTTCAATTTCTGTAATGTCCGCACCCATTTCTTCCATATCTTTTATAACTTGATACATTCTACTTTGTGTATCGTAATTATCTGTTAGATATTCTGTCATGTAGCCTATTCGACCATTTAGATCTATATTAGGACTATAAATATTAGATGAAAATTTTCTTTGTATGTTTTCTAAATCTTTTGCATATGATGTAACAATAAAAGGTAAACTATCCATAGGTTTTGCTTCTTCTACACGAAGTCCCGACATCAACGCAACTATCTCTGTTGCACTGTCATAAGTGGTCCCGTAATCAGTAAAGTTTTGAGTAACCCCTTTCCATACTCTTCTTGAACTTCTAGAAGCACCCGGTTCTAATTGAGATAATAAATGTCCTAAAGATGCATCAATAACTTCCATCGCTGAGTCTTGCGGGTAATAAATGGTTCGACCTTCTTTTGTTTTACCACCTCTAATAGTCAAATCAGCTACAGCTCCTGCTCCAATGGATTCTGAAATAAAAGGAGATAAAAATTCTGTAAATGCTCCCGGTGTATCATTTAAAGTGTCATAAATTAAAGCATTGTAAACAATTCTACTTGCACTTTGATTAGTTAACGTACCATTCCCGTATGCATTTAATACTGCATTAATAGGTCTTAACATTGAATCATAAGGATTAGTGTATGAGAAGTTAAAATATTTAAAGTTTCCGTTTTCATCAGACTCAGTCAATGGAATTAGTGTTGAGTTTTTTTGATAGTCTGGTGCAACCGATCTTTTAAATGCATCCATTTTATCAGAAGATACACCTGTTATTTTTTCTGATGCTTCAGCAATAATTGTGCCTGTTCCACCAAATACAGCGGAAGCTCCGACTAGTCTTCTTGCTCCCATCTGTCTTATAAATGGATTGGTGCTAGTTAATTCTCTTGCACCTATCTCAATTAAGTGTGCACTTGTTCTTAAAATTTCTGCAGGGAAAGCTACAAAGTTACCTAAAGGTAAGTTTCTAATATTTTTAATTATAGCAGGAACTTTACTGTACGTAGGAATAGTGTTGGTTACTAGATAAGCAGAGATATCTTTTACGTTTTTAAAGTTTTGAACTAACGCTTCCTTTTGATTTAATAAAGATTGTTTGTTTGAATTGTCTGCTGATTTTAATGCATCATCTATTTTGGCTATGTCATCGTTTGCTTTAGTTAATTGTGTAGCAACATCTTCTTGTTTACCTACTGTTCTATACCAGTCAATTATATTTTCTCTAATAGCTGCATCTCCTTTTAAACCTTTTGAGCTGTATTGAAATGCTTGACCCAATGCGTCTTGATAAAAATCATCTGCATAAACTTTCCAAACGTTGTCACCCCCTTGATACAAATCAAAAGCTTTTTTAACTGTTGGATTACTCATTAAAGCTGACATAGTAAATCTACCCTTCTTAGCTTTTTCTAAGATGGCTTTAATTTCATTGACCTCAATGTTTTGGTCCACAACACCTCTAGCTATTCTATCTTCCATCTTCTTTGCTACATCCGCAGCACTTACAAATTTACTTGGGAAAATATCATCGGCCATTAATTTAAATGAATCTGTAAGACTTACTCTGCCACCAATTAATCCACTGGCTAATGCAAAAAAAGAAGCGGTAGATACGTTTCTTATTTGTGTCATTGGTGAGAATACTGTTTTACCAATTTGACCAGCAGCTTTAACTGACATCAAAGCACTGTATAATGGAATGTCATACATTCTAGTTAAGTATTCTTCTGTGCCTTTAACAGCATTTGCTATTTCTGGTGTCGTATATAAACCTGATGTTTTTTGTCCGTCTCTTGATAATCCACCTTTAAATAATTTACTTTCAAATAAATCAAATGTTTTACTACCAGGTGCCATGTCTGCTTTAACTGATGTTAACTTATTTGCATTTGGAATACCTTTATTGATTGCTTCATTGACTGATCTAAAGGCATAACCATTCTTTAATGCATTGTCTGCGAACTTATCAAAGAATTCTTTTTTATAAACTTGTTTAGCTGTTTGTAAAAAAGTATCTGTTACCGCAGCTCTATAATCTTTTAATGGTTCTAAAAAAGCACCTTGTACTTTAGATAAGCCTTCATCGTCCATAACCTTTTTCATGATCGTAGGCATGTCACCACCAGCTTTTAATAATTTTCCTGTTGAAGTAAACACTTCAACTTCTTTACCTTCTTGAATTACTTTTTTAGTTATATCTAACAGCTGGCCTTTTTTACCTATTCTAAAAGTATCACCTACTAATTTAAATAAAGTTTCAGGACTTCTATTACTTTCAATTAAAGATTTTTGTAATTGAGCCATAGTGTTATCTGCCGATAATTCTATAGCTTCTTTTCTAGTTATATTTTTACTTTGCATTAAATCTGTTATTAATTCTGGAGTTTCTGCTTCTAGTTTAGGTATAGTATTTTTAATAAAAAATTCCTTGGCTCCTGTTACTTTTTGTGGGTCAAACTTATAAGCTTTGTTTTTCATTACACTGTAAACTTGTTTTAAATAAGCTCCACCATTTGCTACAATAGTTGCTCCAAGATCCGCTAACGCTTCATCTGTATTCTCTGATAATAATTTACCATACTTTAAACCTAGTTCATTTATGTTTTCTTTTAATTGTTTGGCATTTTTCTGTGTATTTTTAGGTAGTTGATTTAAAAACTCTAAGGCTTCATCTGAATCTTTATATAAAGGTTTACCATCAACAGTAGTTCTTACTCTTCTAGCTTGAATGTAATTGTATAGAGTATCATTGTTTTTTAAATACATTGCATCATCTACAGCAGTAATTGGTTTAGGATATTTTAATCCAGGTGTCTGTAAATATTTAGGTACCTCTAGTAAGTCAGCACCTTTTGCTATTTCTTTAAATTGATCATCAATTTGATTCATTATTTTAACCAAACCTTTTTCATCTTTTTGAACTAGGTTTTCGTACGTTCTTAAATCCTCTGCTTGACTAATACTTATAGGTCCATCTGATTTAAATGCATTTTTAACGTTGTCTAATTTTTTAAGTAGTCTTTCTTTTAAGGGTGCGTTTGCATCTGTAGAATAAAACTTCCAATCTTTTGGATCAGGTATACCTAATCCTTTTCTTAATTTAGTTGTTTGATTTCCTAAAAACTCAGCGGTGTTTCTTGCTCCAACACCCACAGTCTCACTACCAATTAATTTACTTAATGGATTAAATACTGTATAATCAACTGCTCTTAACGCAGCACTTCCTACCGGTTTGACTATATATTTTCCTGCAGGCATTAAACCATATTTAACACCTAACGTTCCTGCTACTGGTAATGCAGCAGTAATACCACCACCTAACACAGCTCCTTCTGCACCAAATCTAATTTTTTCTTTAAAAAATTCTGCAGCCTTAGCAGATCCTTCAAGCTCATCACCTTTATACGCTTCACCAAATCCCATTGTCTCACTAAGAGTAGTAAGGTCGCCAGGCGTCGATACTGCAAAGTCTGTAATACCACCAATACTTCCATAGTAACCTGCACGTTTTGCAAGCTCTGCACTTTTAGCGCCAATGGTTGGAAGACTATTTAGTTTTACAATTTGACTTGCTTTACTTAATTTTAAAACACCGTTAGCAATTTTAACTGCAGCACCTGCTGGTAATGCAAACTGTCCTAAAATAGAAGTAATGTCTCCAACAGCGGTATCTGTTTCAGGAGTTATCTTTTCAAAAATATTATCAATTGCAGTAATTAAATTTGTATCTGCTAAGTAATCAATAGGGAGTGCACCTAATTGTAATAAACCTTGAACAGCTTGACTAATACCTTTAACAGCACCTACTGGAATATCAGTAAGGTAATCTAAAGCGCCAACTGTTTCTGGTTGAATATTTTCTGCAGGTTCAGAGAAAAGACCGCCAAATATACTGTCGTCTTGTTCAGCCATTTAACCTCCTATGCCGTTTGTGCTGGTAATACTAAAGTCACCCCGTATTTTGTATTAAACTTTGATACATCACCTTGAGTTCTAATGTAAGCAAAGTCTTGTAAAGCTTCATTACTGTTGGCTAATAATCTAATTACATCATCAGTAATTTCTTTCGGTAGTCTGTTTCTTAATTCACTAAAAGATAATTTTTGTACTTGAGCCGTTGGTGTTTCGCCTTGACCTACTGTTTCAGATACTTCCATAGCAGTTGTTTCTATACCACCACCTAATTGTTTTTTAACTCTTCCGCCGTTTTCCATTTGTAATGCTCCAGTCACTTGTGCATCTGCTAGAGCAACTATATCTGCTAAATTAGGATTTTTTAAAACAACTTGTCTAGCTCTTAAATATTTATTGTATGCTTTTTTATAACTATCTGAATCTTTGTCTTTTATTCTAGATAATTTAGTAGCTAAGGTATCTAAGTTTGTAAGAAGTTTTGAATCTACCGCACTTAAACCTTGGTCTTTTTTACCGCCGATAGTATTAATTATTTCTTTAGTAATATTTATTTCAGCTTGAGCTGCTTTTTTCTCTGCATCACTATAACTTCCAGTTGTATCACTTACAATTCTCTGTAGTCTAGATAATTTGTTAAATTGTTTTTCACTAAAACCTTCTTTGCCTGCAGCAATTTTAGCTTTCTCTATTTCTTTAGTTGCAGTGTACGCTAACTTAGCAATGTCTTTTCTATCTTTTTTCTTACCAGCCATTATGCCTAATAATGATTTGTTTAAGACTGCAGCTTTGTCTGCAATAGTTCCTGGTGTGCCAATCGCTTCAGATAAAGCAATAGCTGCCATACCTTTGTCATCATCGTCACCTAATAATTTTTCTAGTTTAGATTTTTCTTCTTCATAAATACTATCAAATGTTTTTTCTTTAGGTTGATCGTCATCTGTATCTGTTTTCTTTTCTGCAACGACTGTATCAACAATCGATTCCATGTTAACTTCTTTAGGTCCTGCATTAGGTAAGAAACCCGCTTCCTCACCAAATAATTTTTCTTCTGGTTCTCTGTCTTTTGTTCTTCCAAAAAATTTTGGATATTTTCCTGTTTCAGGATCCATAAACAAAGCATCGGTAAAACTAATTTTTTCGCTATCACCTTTTTCAGCTTCTCTTAATCTTTTTGTATAATCTTCAAACTCAAATGCTCCTGTTTCATCAAACGTAGAAGAAGGTTCATCTTTCATAATCTGTAATGCCTCAAGATTTTTAGGTCTATTTAAATATGCAAGTCCTGCTACCGGTGCAAAAGGTAATGTCATAAGACCTGCTGTGCTAGCTGATGGAATACTGAGATTACGAAGTTGAGTTAATAAACGAGAACTTATGTTTCCTTTTTTAAGACCAACATTACTTTTTTTAAGAGCATTTGCTTTTGAACTTATTTTATTAGAACCACCTGTAAGTTCTTCTTGCATGCCTCCACCTATAATATCAAGCACAGAAAATCCTGTTCTAGATCCTAAATTAGATCCTGTAATTATTCCGCCACCAATGTTTCCACCGCCTCTAGCTTGTGTTCTAGATGTAAGCTGTCCAATACCCGTTGATCCGCCTCTTCTAAATGATGGTCTTTTAAAATACATTATTATCCTCCAAAAATACTTCCCAAACCATACGCACTTAATCCTGCTGATAAAGCTTGTGATAAAGGTCCAACTGTTCCAGCACCACCTGTAGATTGACTAGTAGTTGTTAGTGGTGATCCGCTTGCTTGACTAGCTATCCCTGATCCGAAAGCTTGGATTCTATTTAAAGGTTCATTGTATGCTAATTGATTTTGCTGCTGTTGAGCATCTACTATAGCTTGTTGGTAAGCCAAGTTCCCTGTACCAGCTGCACCTAATTGTTGTACACCACTTGCAGCGAGTGATGGTTGTAATGATGCTAAATTTCTTTGTTGATCGAAACCCTGATTAGCTAATGCGTTTGCTTGAGTAAATCCTTGACCTAATAATCTTGCTTGTAATAAAGCTCTATTTTGTGCTGCATCCGATGCATACTGAGCTTGGGCTATACCTTCTCTACCGCCACCAAAAGCTCCAGCATTAATAGCGTTCGCTGCAAGTTGTGGTACGCCCATTGCAGTTTGAGTGTCAAATTCTTGTAGTGTTGTATCAATTACCTGTTGTTGATAAGGTGACATAAAAGATTGGAAAGCTTGTGGGCCTGAATAAGCTGCTGCTTGATCTAAGAAGGGTTGGTATCCTGCAACACCTGTACCTTGACCTACACCGGTTACTGCACCAAACGCATCAAAATTTAATTGACCTAAGCCTGCTTGAGAGGCTGCTTGTTGTTGTGCTGCTTGAGTTAAAACGTTTTGTCCTGCAATCTGTGGTCCAAGAGCCGATAACGTTGGTACACCGGCAGAGCCTGGAGCTCTACCAACTTGTTTTGTTAATAAATCTATATAGTTTTCTTGTGCTGCTTCTATTGCAGGGGATCGTCTTACTGTTTGTGTATAATCTGTTGCTGCCATTATGCTTTACCTACTTTTTCTGCTTGTTTCATTGTGTTGTATAATTTCTTAGATCCTTCTTCAATGCTGCCATTACCTATACCACGTACAGCATCAGCAGTCATTACAAATTCATTCTTACTCAACATAGCGGGTACATCATCGGCTCTTTCTTTAATACCAACTGGTACAAAACCACCTTCGTCTCTGTAGTCTCTCTCCGTTACACCTGCATTATTTTTTCTTATTTCTCCTGTTGGTACATCACTTATACCACCCACTGATTTAAATGTTTTACCTGTTAGTTGGAATATCTCTGCTTCAATGTCAGACACATCTTCACCTTTACCTACTAACTCATCTCTTAAAATTAATAGTTCTGATACTCTGTTAGCACCACCTTTGTAACCTATTCTTCCGCCGTCTTTTTTACCAAGACCCATAATAGCAATTTCTTTTAATACTGCTGCATCTTCTGCATATCTATCTGGATTATTTAAAATTCTATAAAGGTTAGGCATTGTGTAAGATCGATCTGATCCACCAGCACCACCTAATCTTCTAAACAAATATGATTTTTCGGCAGAGCTAAATGTAATACCCGCCATTAAATCATTTTCTTCTTCGTCATCTCCTGCTTCAACGTCAATAGTCATGATACCTACTTCTGCATCTTCTGGTTCAGAACCAAACTTTAATCCTATTCTTCCGCCTTGGGCTTTTTCTTCTACTTTAGAATTTTTAATAGAGTCAATTTCTTCTTGTGTTGCATTGGTTATAGACATAATAAGACTTTCATCTGCATTTCTTGAAAGCATATCTTTTATCATAGAAATTTTTTTGTTGGCTCCTTCGTCAAATCCTATTCTGCCACCATCTTTTTTACCACCAAAGAAGTTAGTTAAGTAACCTGCGTACTCTTCTTTTTTCTCTGCTTTAGTTGCTTCATCATACTCTTCTGGAGTTATCTCTACTCCAGCGTCCGCTGCTAATGCTTGAGCTTCTGCGTATGATCCAGCGAATGCTACTGCTCCCATTACTGCTGCTTTGTCAATCATGGTTCCGCCTTCACCATCTGGTTTTGTAAACATAGCTTTACCAAATTTTTTAGCTCCATCTCCAATTGTTTGAGCAACTTTACCGTAATCTTGATTACTTACTCCATCAAATAAATTTTTTAAAAACCCAGGCTCTTCGGCTACTACAGATTTATCTATTACTGTATTAACTACAGATCCCCTAGGAGATAAAGATACTTCACTCATTTGTTCTGCTAAATTATTAGGAGATAAAGATACTTCACTCATTTGTTCTGATAAAAGATTAGTAGGTTTTTGTTTAGGAATTATAGTATTATCTCCTACGCCTTGAACAGCATCAGCTCCTCGGTTCGAGAAGAATTTACCAAGACCAGTCTTACTACCTAAAGGAGAACTAAATCCTGATGTAAAACCTGCTGGTGTAAATGCACCACCTGATGCAAAAGGGTTGCCTTGGAATCCTGCACCACCTGCATATCGAGCCAACTGTCCACCACCGTAAGTTAATGCACCACTTTTTAATGCACCACTTAAACTACCAGTTTGATCAAAACTACCAATACCAGCCATAGCACCTGCAAGAGCAGGGTTAAATGGAGCTACAAAAGGAGCAGCTTTAACTGCTATATCTGCAACTTCATTAGGTATAACTTTTCTAACAAACTTTTTAATTGAGCTACCTATGCCAAAATTTTCTCTTGGTGTCACTTGCATAATGCCACCATTTGCTTGTAATTGTCTGTTCATTAAAGATCTAGATATCGCCATAATTTAAATATATTTATACTGTTAAGCAGGCGTAGAAATCCTGTAAATATTATACTTTATTTGATTTTTTTAGACTCGTCAACAGATTTGACAGGTCTTCCTGCTTGCCATAAATCATCTCTAAATCGACCTTTATAACAATACTCTCCAACGTGAGTTATAGGAGCATCTATGTAAGCGTACACCTTACCACCTATATCCGTCCATCTTTGACAGAATCCAAAGTCTTCTCCAAAATATCTTTTAGTTTTAGGGTCATGTAATGTGTCAAATAAATTGTACATATTATCTTTTTTAACCTCTTTACCATTAATATTAGTAGGCTGATATATTTCCAAATGAGGGTATTCTTTAATCATTTTTTCAAATACATTTCTTTTAATCAACATACATCCAGTTGGGGCATGAGTAAGCTCCATTAATCCTTTGTCCACGGTTATTGAATTAGGGTTCTCTACTTTAACAGGATAAGTAAAACCTGCTGTAGCCAAATCTTTTTCATTACTGATAGCATCTTCTTTAGTGTTAAGTCTTCGCCATATTTTATCCCAACTTAAAAGTTTCATAGGATAGGGTAAGCTAATTATGTCTTTATCAAACTCTAACATCTTAAAAATAGGCTCGTGATCAAAATCAATGTCAGAGTCTATAAACAATAAATGAGTATATTTATCTTCGTGATTTAAAAATTCTGCTACACATAAATTTCTACCTTGTGTAACTAACGATGATTTAAGTAATGTAAAACTACATTGTATTCCTTCTTTAGAACACGCCATTTGAAACTTTAACACAGCTTGACAGTAATGCATACTAACATCACTATGACAAGGAGTGCATACCATTATCTTGTGAGGTGAAGTACCTAAATTTATTTCTACCATTTTATTTTCTATTTTATTGGTTTTAATTGTTTGATAGGTATCATCATTTGCTGTTTCGGTTTTATCCACGTTAAACCATATGGGTTCATTTGGCTTTGGCATTAAGAGCTCCTTTTAAAAATGTTGTCCACGCAGATGCTTGTTTAGGCCAAGAATAATATATCTGAGTGTAATTAGCTTGAGTGGTTAAATGACTATGTATTTGTGGCTCGTGTAAAGTTTCTGCAGCGGCAGCAATACCATAGGCAAACTTTTCTGCTAATGCTTTGTAATTACTGTCATAAGGAATATACATTGGAAACTCTGCTCCTGTTTCAAACAAAGCTCCATAATCGGTTACAATACTATACAGTCCCGCAGACATTGCTTCTAATAAAGAAATACAAGAAGTCTCTTCAAAAATACTAGGATAAGCATACATATTATAATCCGGTAAATGTTCTCTAATGTATTCGTTGGGTTTATATCCAATGTAATTTACATTGGATAAAGACTCAGCTTGGTCATATAATGCTTTATAATTATAATCATTTTGTTCATGGAACTCTTTACCATATACCTCACATGAAGAATAAACATCTAATGTAATTAATGGGTTTTTAATTAATTGCATTGCACCAAGTAAAACAGATAATCCTCTCCAGGGTGTGTTCTGATGAATTATTCTAATAGGTTTACCTTTTTCATAATGTGGAGATTGTTTTATTTTTTCAACTCCATTTTTAATAACCACACATTTTTCAGTAGGGATACCAAACATCATTCTAAATTTTTCATAATTCCAATGAGAATTAAAAACATACCAATCATATTTGTGATGATTAGCTTTATTTTTAAACCACGGATATAAATTAGGTTGATCGTAAGAATTTTTTTGCCAAAGTACATTAAGTTTATTAGGATCTAAAGGTACTTTACCCGGTACGCTAGTACAAATTTGTACTTGATCTAATAAATTTTTATCTACGTATTGATGTAGAAAACCTAATTGTAATTCAGTTCCACCTTTAGGGCTTTGGTTTCTTATTTTCATTCATAACTTTCTGGAAAACATCCAATCCTTTCGGTGAGACGTGAACTGTAATATCTGTTACAATGTCAGGACCCTCTACTTTCTCTTTAGACGTTTCGCCTGTTTTTGTGTTTCTATAAATTGTTACCGTTGTGCAATCTATTTTATGTATATTATCCGTTTTCATTCTCTCTGTTTATAAGCGCATAACTAACTACTACTTTAAGTTTATTAGCAGTTTCTGCTTGAGCTTTTATAGCATCTCCTGCTTCTAAATTCAACCCTTGTTCTGTAGCGTTGACTGTGCTTGTAGCAGGTATGTCTTTTCTAAAAAATTCTACATCTGTACTAGCAGATGAATCTCGTAAGTCACAATTAACCAGTACGGCTCCGGTACTATTATTAGATACATATACAGATTTTATAATAGCTATAGCAGACGTAGATATCGTTAAAAGAGTTGTCATGGCCGTTCCGTCTAATATTTTGCTAGCGTTTTTATATTGTATTGTCATGATAAAAAGTAATTAAAAGCGTCTTGTTCGTTTTTTAAATCTTCTTGAAAAGAAAAATTAAGTTGTTGTTTCATAGTAGTCATAGACTCAATAATTTGTCTTTGATTTTCTACGTCATACTCTTGTGCAGGTTCAGGTATATAGTTAGTTAGTTTAGCCATTACGCTCTATTTATTTTTCTTAATGTCTTAGCAAACCTAGCTCTTTGACCTAATTTACCTTTTGCCTTAGCTGCTTTATTTAATTTATCTAAAGGTATCTTTTCACCTTTTTTAATATTTAAAGCTTTTCTTAAAGAACCTGGTTTTTTAATTGCTTTTTTAATATTTAATCTTTTAGTCATTATCTTCTCCCGTCTGGTTGTGCATCCATTCTAAAACTACCATAACGCCAAGTTTCACCCGCAGCATCGTTTTCAACTTTTAATGATAGTAATCTTCCTCTTGCTCTAGTGTCTACTTTATCAGTAGTGCTGGTTATTGTAAAGGGACCTAAAGGGGAACCTGTTTGAGTATCTGATGGATAATCGGATATAAATAAAGTTACTTTAGAATTACCTACTAAAAATTTATAGTCAGGCATAAATCTTCTCATAGACATAAATAATTCACCATCATCAATATCAAAATCTCCAGATCTTATAAAAGCATTAATTGAAGTTCTGCCCGAACTATTGACTTGATCTGTTCCTGTTTCATGAGCATAATACATACTTGCACCATATAAATTAGTAATTCCTAAAATACTTGAAAAAACAGGAGTACCTGTAGTTTCGTAATCGGTTGCGTAAGGGTTATTAAATACACCTTGATCTTGATAAGTGGTTCTATCAAGAGAAGAAGTGGTCCAAACATTTTCTTGGTAATTATATGTTACGCATCTATCAATTTGTTCCGATCCTGATTTTGGATAAAACCAATTTACTTCAGTATATAAAGAATTAGGAGAAGAAAAAACTACATCAGCGGAATCAAAATTAAGACCTAAGTTTCCATTTTGAGTAGTGAATACAAAGTCTTCAACTAAACATGGAAGAGCTTTTACTGTACCATCGTACATAAAAAACCCGCCTTCATTAGACATCCAATACACTGCGCCATTAACATAAGAAGCGGCGTGCTGTCCTATACAACCACAGTTAGTACCAACTTGTCTAACACTGAACGTAAAAGGTGGGCCTACAAATTGAATCGCATAAGCTGCAAGGTCTGTTAATACAAAAACATAATCTTTACCCTGTAAAGCTGCTCTTATTTGATTACCCGTATCTAATCTAAAAGTACCCGCAGTATTAGTAGCAGTAGGTAAATAAGTATTTAAATCTTCTTGGTTTGAGAATCTTACAAACATAGGATCTTGAGATGCAGAATTACCAATAGTTGTCTCAGTTCCAAAATGAAATAAGTGTCTATCTCTATCTGAAACTAATGTAAATCGAGTAGCTGTTGGATTGTTAGTGGTTGCAAATCCACTGGTAGAAGTAGAGGCTCTTACAGTTCTAGCATTAGACGCTCCAGCATCCCACGTAAAAGTTTTACCATCAAAAATAGTTGCAATTAATACTTCACCAAAATTATCAAGACTCCAGTTTCCTGGATCTAAAGTTACGCTACCTGTAGATCTTTCAGTGCCCCAAGTCTCATCTCCCCAAGAAGATGTTCCCCAACCATATCCTGCTGTCTGAATTGTTGGTCCAACTATAATATAAGGATTAACAGTTGCAGCTCCTGCTGCAGTCATGCCAGATCCTCCTTCATTTCTTACAGCTTGAACTGTAAACTTATCTACATCAGGAACAGTTAATATTTCATAAACTTTTTCTAATTCAGCTGTGGTATAGTCTGATGCGCCTGTAACAGTCACAGAAGACAAGGTTACATATCTTCCGACTTTTAGACCATGTGATCCTTTATTAACTTGTAATACATTTGATCCATTAACAGTTGTTAAGGTACATCCTGTTATAGCTGTATCTAAGGGAGTAATATCAAAAAAAGCATTACCATAATATAAAAATAAACCTTGAGAAGTTCCAATAGCAGCATAGCGTTCTCCTGCTAATGAAGTAAAAGAAATCTGTGCTCTAGCTGCGCCAGGTAAAGTTTCTTGAGCCACAGTAAGTTGTTCCCAACCTCCTATTTTTTCTGGCGCGGTATATCTAAAACGCACAAAATCTCCATCTACCCATTGTCCTGGAAGAGCGGAAGGTACGCTTTGTTTATTAAAACCAGCTGCAAAATTTACTTTTTTTAAGGCCATAATTGTACTATATATTAATTACTAATGCATGAAAAGAAAGAAATATATGCAGAAATAGACTTTAATCTATTAAAAAATTCTTTTAACAAAGAATGGTTAAATTTAGTGTCTGATATATATGTAGATCATGTAGGAGAATTATTTAATAACTATTTTAACGATCCAGGTTTATTTAAAGGAAGATGGGAAAAAGATAAAATTATTAAAGACGATGTTTTGTATTTTAATAAATTACTATACCCCCCAAATTACGCGATCTTAGACTATGTATTAAAAAATATTAATTTTTTTAAAGATAAAAATATAATAGACAATGGTTGTGGTTTTGGAATTTTATCTGTTTTTTTAGATAAGATTGGTATTAAGTGTTTTAATTATGATACCTTAGCTCATGGGGTTAAAATGGATTCATATAATAATTTTTTAAAAAAGATTAATAAAAAATTTAATAAGCAAATTAATTTAATAGAAACAGATTTTAAAGATAAAAAATTTGATGTTGTAATAAATTCTGGAGCCTCTTTAGATCACCCCAAACTTTTAAATTGCGGTTTATATTTATTGGATACAAAAAAAGAACCTGTATGTGCGGATATTAATTATAAACTAATTAAAAAATATAGACCTTTAGAAGTAAAGTCTAATTTTTAAAACATTCTGTTTGACAAAATATTAAACAATATGTTATATGTTATATTAAATGAAAGAAAAAATGAAAATTGAAGATGGAATAATGGTATTACACAATATCGTTGATAAAAAATTTTGTCAAATGGTAATAAATTATTCTAATAAAGTTTGTAAAGGTAAACTACCTACTGCTGGCGGCAGTCAAGATTATAGAAGAGTAAATGGACATATTTTAAGAGATACAAATGTAGGAGATAAGATTTATTTTCAATTAATAAATAATCAAATTAAAAATTTCTACAGCCATTATAAATATAGATTTCCTAGATTGATATCGAACGTTGTAAGTCAAGTGGATATATTGAAATATAATGTAGGAGGTAGGTATGATTATCACGTAGACTCTTCAGATTCAACTTATAGAAATATTAGTATCATTATAAATTTGAATGAAAATTATGAAGGAGGAGATTTACTTTTTTCAGATCAGTTTTTTAATGAGACTAAAAGAATACCTCTTAAAACAGGAAGTGTTGTTATTTGGCCTTCAAATTTTTTTTATCCACATAAAATAGAACCTATCACAAAAGGAAAAAGATATAGTATTATAGCATGGCTTGTATAAGAAAAGATTACAGATATAAATTAATTAAAAATTTCTTAAATGAAGAAGAATTAAATTTATCACAAAAATATGTAATACACAAATTAGATAAATTATCCTCGGCTAATATTTTCAACAACGATTTTTCTGTAGCTCCTTATTGTCTTGATTATAAACATGATGATTTTATGGAAGTTATTTTAAAATCAAAACTTTCATTAATGGAAAAAGAAACCGGATTAAAACTATATCCTACCTATGCTTATTGGAGATGGTATCCTTACGGAGCTGTTTTAAAAGCCCATAAAGACAGACCTGCATGTGAAATTAGTGTAACTGTTAATATTTATAAAACAAAAAATTGGCCAATGGTTATAAATAATAAAAAAATTGAAATAGAACCAGGTGAAGGACTTATTTACTTAGGAATAGAAGACAAACATTCAAGATTCGGATTTAATAAAGGAGAAGCATTAGCTCAATTATTTTTACACTATGTGGATAAAAATGGATTATTTCCTCACCATAAAAATGATGAGATTCTTAAAACAACAAATCAAGTATATAGTTTTGAAGACAAAGAAATTATAAAAAAATTAAAATATTAAATGATAAAAGAAAAAACAGTTAAAATAGAAAATTTCATAGGTATTTATGATAATTATATAACAGCAAAAGAATGTAATAACGCAATTAAACTATATGACAATCAAGATAAGTTTAATAATACAGTTAACAGAATGGGTTTTGAAAAAGTATCAGTATTACAAAAACAAGATCAACAATTTTTTGCAGCCTCTAATAATTTAGATATATGGTATGAAGATTTAAAATCTATAATAGTTAATTTTGAAATGGCCTTTAAACATTATATAGAAAACACTGGAGCAGGTGATGCTTATGGAGTTCCTTTTCATTTTACGTCTTTAAAAATTCAAAAAACATTACCTACAGAGGGTTATCATATTTGGCATATAGAGCATAATAAAGGATTTGATAATGAACCAAGAGCTTTTGTTTTTTCTATTTATTTAAATGATGTTGAAGAAGGTGGGGAAACAGAATTTTTACATTTTTCAAAAAGGATAAAACCCAAAACAGGTAGAATAGTTATTTGGCCCGCTGGATTTCCATATGTTCATAGAGGAAATTCACCTCTATCTGGTAAAAAATATTTATTAACTTCCTGGATGTTGTTAAGATAATTAAGTTTTTATAATATATACTACTGACAAATAGGGTTGAACAATAGAAGTTGCATCTCCTGAAAAAGTAGCACTCATATTATGAGAGTGTCCACCTCCACCTCCGGTAGAACCTGAATTAGCATTTGTTCTACCTAAACTACCACCTGCAGGACTTGCAAAATTTCCAGAAGGCACAAGACCTGGATGAGAGTGACTAGGTAATTGTGATGTACTTAAAGTTGCATTAGCTGTCGAACCACCAACGTTTCCTGTAGTAGTTGTTGTCGCTGCACCACCGGTTGAACCTAAAGCTTTGTTGTTTGATTTACCTAGAACTACTTTGTCTTGAATATCAGGTAAATTGAAAGTAGATGAACCATCACCTGCTCCATAGGTAGTGCCCACAATTGCAAATAAAGCTGCATAAGTAGATCTAGAAACTGCTGCGCCAGTGCATTCTAAAAATCCAGCGGGAATAGAAGCAGATGACCATTCAACAATAGTTGCTGTAGGAATCCCTTCAACACCTGTTAAATTTGCTCCTGAAAAATCGTATTTTGTTGCTTCGTAATTTGCCATTTTTTTCCTAAGTTTTTATAATATATATTATTGTTAAATAAGGTTGAATAACAGAGGTAGCGTCACCTGCAAAAGTTGCACTCATGTTATGAGAATGTCCTCCTCCACCGCCTGCACCACCTGTACCCCCATCATTACTATATGCACCACTGTAAGGCATTTCAGAATTTGAGGGAGCTCCAGGAGCTGAATTTTTATTAGCGGGGTGACTATGCGAAGCTAGTTGTGGACTACTTAAAGTTGCATTAGCTGTCGAACCGCCAACGTTTCCAGTTGATGTTACAGTGTTTGCACCACCTGTTGAGCCTAAAGCTTTATTGTTTGATTTTCCTATTGGAAGATTATCCTGTAAATCTGGAACGTTAAAAGTGCTCGAACCGTCTCCTACACCATAAGTTGTACCTACTATTGCAAATAAGGCTGCATAAGTAGACCTTGAAACTGCTGCACCATTACATTCTAAAAATCCAGAGGGGATAGATGAGTCTGACCATGGAATAATAGTTGCTGAAGGAATACCTTCAATCCCTGTTATATTTGATCCATCGTAATCGTATTTTGTTGCTTCGTAATTTGACATTTTTTCCTACGTTTTTATAATATATATTAAAGTTAAATAAGACTGAACAACAGAAGTTGCATCACCTGTAAAAGTTGCACTCATGTTATGACTATGACTTGAACCACCTCCTGCGCTGCCTGTACTACCAGGATTAACGCTTATTCCTGATGGATTAGCATTTAAATTTCCCGGTGTGTTTCGACTTCCACCTCCAACTGGGTGAGAGTGAGGTGCCATTTCAGGAGTTGTTAAAGAATGAGCTGCAGTTGAACCTCCAACGTTTCCTGTTGATTGAACTGTGTTTGCACCACCCGTTGAAGCTAAAGCCTTAGTTCCTGATTTACCCATGGCTGCATTATCTTGTAAATCTGGAACGTTAAAAGTAGATGAACCATTACCTGCTCCATAGGTTGTACCTATAATTGCAAATAATGCAGCGTAGGTTGATCTTGAAACTGCTGCACCATTACATTCTAAAAATCCAGCGGGAACAGAAGCAGATGTCCAGGGCACAATAGTTGCCGAAGGAATCCCCTCAATACCTGTAAGGTTTGCTGCACTGAAATCGTATTTTGTTGCTTCGTAATTTGACATTCTAATTATAAAATTAGAATTAAGAACTGTATGAAACTGGACGAGCTCCTAATCTAATTATTTTCTCCTCTGCGGTTTCACCATCTATATTGTTATTATCCCAATTAGATTGAAGGTTAATTAAATGAGTTGAATCCCATTTATCGATAAAGTCTTGAAAATTTCCTAAGTCGGCATCTTCCCAACTAGAATGAGAGGTCCCATCTCTGTATTCTACAGTATCACTTGGATTTGATGTTCCATATTGAATGGCCCAAATATTTGAAAATTTAGACTGATTCCAAAAAGAGTCATCATTAATAATATAGCCAGTCCCAGCAGCATCTCCTGTTTGTTTAACTATATTTTTATCCTCAAATATAACACTCCAGTTTGCATTTGTTGCCATACTATTTCTCCGTGTAAGTCCATCCTGTTGTAGCGTCTCCAGAATATACTAATCCAAAAGCAGCTCCTTGAGTATTAACTACAAGATCGGATGCTGCATTAGTTATATTAGAAGAATTTCTACCAACAGTTAATGCGTTAGAGTTAAAATCGTAACCTTGATCTACAAAATTTACTTGATCCCCTGCAGCCGGTGATGCTGGAAGAGTTATTGTAACTGCTCCTCCACTTGTATTTACTAAAAGTTGAGCTCCAGCTTGAACTGTTTCTGCTGCTGATACTGCTCTCCAATTTCTTTGTTCATGAAGTTTTACAACATTAGTTCCATCAGAATATAATGTGTAATTATTTCCTTCACATAAAAGTACACCTGTTCCAGATGCAGTTTTGAAAGTTAAAGTATTTCCAGCATGATTACATGCGTCTTGAACTTGGTAAGTTTTTTCAATTGAATTTGGGATACTAACAGTAAGGTTAGAAGCCAAAGTCCCTGTTAATTTAATAACATCATTTTTACCATTGGATACTGCACCATTAGTAAAAGTTAAAGATCTAGCAGCGTTAGTAATATTAAAAGTAGTAAAACCACCAATCGCTTGTTCTAAAATTAAAAGGTTAGTGTTAGTTATTTGTCCCCAAGTTCCTGAATTTTCTCCAGTTGCTTGTACTGTAAGTTTTAAATTTGCTGATGTTGAATTCGCCATATTAAATTCCTTATATCGTTTATTTTATTAAAATAAAGAGTTAGTGTCAAACTCTTTATGCAACGACTTCTCTCCAACCTGGAGGGTCTATTGGAGCGGAACCGGTATTTACTTCGTTCCAGATAAGAGCATTACCACTTCCTACTGTTGTAGTCAACCCAAAACCATTGAAAGTTGCGGTAGCATTTGTAAATGCAGATACTGAAGCAACCCTTGCTAACAGAGGATTTCCAGTAACATTTACTTGTTGATTTAAGTCTACTGTTACGCTTCCTAAAGCTGCAGACATTGCTATACCTGTTGGAACAGGTAAAACATCCCCTTGCATTCCAAGAGTACCTAAAGTACCTATCATGAAATTACCTGTGAGTGCTGCATCAGGTGCAGGGTCAACAACACCTAAAGTTAATTGAGCTACGTTTAAAGTATTTGCAACAATAGTTGCATCACCAGTAATTTCTGTTGGAGTTCCTAAAGCTGCAGTCATTGCAATTCCAGAAACATCTGCTTGAACAGAACTACCCGGTTCACCCCAGTCATTATCTCCCCAACCAAGTCTACCCCAACCTGCTAGGTTAAAGGCTTCAACAGTTCCAAGTCCCATAGAAGCTGCAACACCTGTAGGCATTGCATCAGGACTAGCATCAACTGCTCCTAAATTAGTTGTAAGTGGAATACCTGTTGGTGAAACTTCAGCTAAACCAAAAGCGGTTACGCTTCCAAGACCTGTTGTTAATGTTTGATTGTTATTTGTGGATGGACCTGTGTTAGCATCAGCTGTTGTAGTAACACTTCCTAAACTAGATGTTGTAGAAATTCCTGTAGGAATAAGAGTTCCTCCAATACCCCAACCTTGAAGACCCCATTCTTGTCTACCCCAACCTAAATTAATTTCTGTTGTGCTTGACTCGTCTCCGAGTGTTGCCGACATGCCAAACCCTGTAGGGATAACTGTTGGATTAGCATTATCTCCCCATTGGTTTTGACTCCAAGAGCCAGTATTCCAAGTTCCTGTTGCCATAGGAGGTTACCTCCTATTTAACCAGAGATTCTTAAAATCGCTGCTGTTGATGTTGGTGCTGGAAACTGAACTGTAAACGTACCTGAAGTAGCTGTTTTATCTGCTCCGAAATCTAAAACACAAACTGCAGAGTTAGTAGTCGCAGATGATGTGTTGTAAATTAAAGCTCCTCTTGCTGTCAACGTAACGTTTTGAAACGACAGGTCAGCAAAATCTGCTCTTGCAACACCCGCTGTTAAAGAAGTTGGCGCGTTAACGAGTGCACCACCACCAGCTGAATAGTTTGCTGATGTAACTTCGTTAGTTGGTGCAGAAGTTAATAGAGAAGTTGTTGCTGAGTTAAGAGTAGCTGAAGAAGTATAAAGAGCTAACTTATATTTATCACCACCAGATTGTTTAAAATTTGAATCACCTTCTAGTAGTAACTTTTTAAAGTTGTTTGCAATCGCTTGTGTTATAGCCATAGTTTTCTCCTTACTGTTTTCCTATTCGAGGAACACCTGCTTGGTATTCATCTCGTCTTCGTCTTCCCATTTGTTCTATTGAGAATCCTTTGACTGCTTCGACATATTTTTTATCATATAATTGGAGCATGTCAACGGGTCCTTTTAAAAATCCGTAAGCCTCGACTAGGCAAGCATACAATAAGCCGTTGGGAAATTCGGTGCTTAAGTATGTAGTGGTATTTGTACTCGATAATCCAGTTGGTTTCAAGATATAATTTAACTGAATGGTATAAGTTGCGTTTGGTGTTGGGGCCACTACTATTCTAGTTTCGTCCCAGTTGCTGTAATATTTTGGCACCCCAGTGGCTGCTGCAGGATTAAATTCAGACATAAAGCTTGTGTCTCTAAACTGTAAAAAATCTCTGTTTTGATCTGTGCTTCCATCCGCTAAATCTGAATCTACAATTTGAGCGGATCTTATGATTAATAAACCTGGTGGTACGTCTATAAACCTAGTAGACGCTATTAAGTTAGCTGTAACATATTTTCTATTATTATCAGAATCTACTTCTCTTAAAATTCTAAATTCTGCGTCTTGAATAAATCCATTCAAAATAGTATCAGTAAAAACATTTGCTCCTACCTCTGTGTAGTCTATAATTTTTTGTTTTAATTCGTCGTATGTCATGCTCTATCATTAACAGGTCCAGCTAAACATTGGAACCCGCCTCCTGTTTCTGTGCTACTCGCAGCACTGATTAAGTTAAAAGTAAAACTGTTAAATTCTGTAACAGTTGAAGGTTGACCCGCTTGTGTAACTACGGTTGGAACCATCGTTACTGCATAAGCACTGTAAACTTTTGCTCCACTTGAGTGTTCACCTGCGGGTGTGTTTTTGGGAGTCTGTCCTCTGAAAGGAGCAGCTGTTCCTCGAACACAATTCGATAAAACGTTTCCTGTATTTCCATTATAGTAAATAGTTTCCGTTTCAAACAATCCAGATGTTGAATTTACTTTTTCAATTGCAATATATCCTTGACTAGGAAAAGCAGATGAGTCTGTTAAAGTAATTGAAGTAGCTGTTGCAGTGATGTCACCATTTAAAGTAGTTTCTAATTGTAAAGTAGAAATTGCAACTCCACCTACAACATTTTTTACGTCATAAAATCTAATAAAGTCTCCGGTTTGATAACCACTAAAGGGAAAATTAACAGATACTTGAGTTGAAGAGTCAGTCATCGTAAATGGATTTTTTGGTAAAAAATCTGTTGTTGGAAATTCTGTTCTCGCAGGTCTTGGATGCATTAATCCTTGAGGATCTGCAGTGTAAGGTTTAGGTTCTAATTGTGGTTGTTTAGGTTCATACTCAGAAGTATGTACTCTTGCACCATTCCACTCTTTAACCATTTCAGTGTATGGATATGCCAGACCGGATCGGTCTGAAATAAATAATGCGTGTTTTCCTCTTGCTGTGTTACCCATAATTATATACTCGGAAAGTAAGTTTTAGGAGAAATGTAAACACTAGCTGAAGATCCATCTTCTTCTAGAGCTCTAGCCAATTCATCCTCGTAGATTAATTTTAATTCTTGTATTCTTGGTTGTGCATATTTCATAGCTAAGTAATAACTTAAACCTGCAACCATGCAAGGTACAAATCTATATGGTACGTCTGTTGCATTACTATAAGCACCTGCATCTTGAATTCTTTTTTCATAATAAAAATTTATAACATCTCCATTTTGAGTAGAACTTGGAGTCAGATAAATTGTTATTAAAACATGGTCAATGAATCTTTGAACAAAGTATTGTGAGGGTTGACCTGTTGAAGTTTTATTAGATAAAGCCTGGTATTGAGATCTATTTATTTTTTCTAAAGGAGAATCCACATTAGAACTATTTCTAAAAGAACATTCTAAAATTTCTGTAGCTTGATTAACAAAGTTAGTTATTGCGGCTCCATCTGAGTGAGTGGCTGCAGTAGTTCCATTAACTCCACGAGTTACCCCTGTAAGCTCTAAATCACTAAATCCAGTGTAAGAAATGTTTTCAGATCCTACATTAATTGTTCCTGAATCAGGCATACGATCTTTAGATGCAATTGTAATTCCAGCGGTTGCAGTTGTAGTGGCTATGGCTGCAGTTAGGGTAGATGTAACTCCGTCAGAATTACCATCAGATGTTGCTCTAAAAATTTTATATTCGTTTTTATTTGTTGCTAACGTAATATTAGTATTCGCTACTTCCCAAAAATGAAGTCCTCTATTACCCCATTCTTGAAACATTATGTTTAGCGATCTTCGAGCAGTTTTTAAATTATAACCGCTCATGTCAAATTGACCGAGTCTGTTATAAGACTCTTCAATTATCTCATCGATCGAAAACGTTTTGTCAAACGTTGTAGTGCCCGAAGTAGTGTTGGCCATGAGCTTACGCTCCTGTAATAGTTAGTGTAACACTGCCGTCTGCACCGGTAGTTTGTGTCAAGGTTGCGCAAATTCCATCTTTAAAAAGAATTCCAGAACCTGGAACGTATACCTGTAAACCTTCAGTTTCAAATTTGTAAGTTGCTTTTAAATTACCTGCTGCAGCTCCACCTGTTGTAGCTGAATCATGTAAAAGTAAAACAGAACCTGCTTCACCTCTACCTTGAATAGAAGTAACTCTAGACCTAGCTGCTCTTAAAACAGAAATCGCACCTGTAGTTTTATTTAATGTTGTTTGATCTGATTCCATATTTTCTCCTAAAATTTACATGTGGGGCCGAAGCCCCACACTAATTATTTATTACGTATCGCTAAATGGTGTAACAATAGTTCCTGATCCTAAAATCAAACTATTATGCACCAAGTATTGATCATTTTCTAACGCTGTAACTTGAATTACAGATCCAACAATTCCACCTGTTGTAGTACCATTCATAGATAAAACATCATTAGAAGCTCCTGGAAAGAAAGCTTTTTTAGCTCCATTATCCACTGCAATCATAGCTGCACCTGTGAATTTATCCACACCATCAGTTACAATTTGAACATCAGTTGCAGTTGTATCTACATAAAAGTAAAAACTTGCACCAATGTTATTTAGATTGTTGTAATCTGTAGTGCCTGCAGTTGCTCCATTAGCATTTGTATTGATTGATGGTAAAGTAAAGATACCATCCGCGTCTTGTGTTAATAAGATTCTTCCTGCGTGAGCATTTACAGTTAATGAAGTATTAGCTGTTAGTGCCACAGTTGAACCTGGTCCAGTACCTATAAAGCCATTTTTAGAAATGACCGGTCCTGAAAACGTAGTATTTGCCATATTATTATCCTCCTAGTTATTTGAATATCGTCTCTAGGCCGTCGACTATACGCGTCGATATTCAATTTATGTATAGTGTGTTTTTTATATACTAGATTTAAGTAGAGTGCAAGAGAGCCTGTAATGTGGAGTGGATTTTTCCAACGATGTAGCTTTTTATTAAGTAGCTACAGAAACTTCAGGAGCAGCGCCTTCTACAGCATTTTGTCTATGGGCAATAGCTGCTTCTTCCAGCTTGATCTTTGTAATGACCTCTTTAACTTTGTCATCAATTCTGACCATTTCAAGAGTGTATCTGTTATTATCCAGATGCTCCTGTTCCCACTTCAACTCCAAGGACCTTTTTGCTTTGTATAGGTCTTGTATCATTTATAACCTCTTCAAAAGTTATTCTATTAATCCTAGAATCATAATTGTTTCCAAGATCTTCCCATTTTATACTATTTTCTCCTAGCTTGTCAAGTATGGCTAATTCTACAGCTTTTGCATTATCTTCAGCTAATATTTCAAACTTAGCATGATGATTGTACGCAAAGATATTAATGAGAAGTTGTTTCATAGGTTTATCTTTCTTATTTCTTAAATGAGGCGGGATTGTGTCCCGCCTCAAAATTATCTATTAACTGATTCCAGGAGAACCGAAAATTCCTCTAAAGTCAGAAACACCAAATTGGTATCTTTCTCTAGCTTTGAATCTTAAGTTTCCAGT